CCTCCCGTTAACATCATCCCAGTAGAGTTTGGAGGTGGCTACCGCTTCCCATTCTGCCGGACTCCCTATCGCTGCAATCATTGCTCCTAAAGTTGGTATTGCCATTTTAATTTCCTATATAGTAATACATAAATCTGTGTCGTTAGGATAATCTGTATCAAGACGATTAGGAAACGACATATCTGTAATATTTTTTGAAAGGTTAGACCATATTTCCAACAACTTTTTTAATAATTTAAAGAACCAGTTCATTTAGGCTGCCTTGAAGGTGATGCCGTCAAACCAAAGATTCATTCTGTCCTGCGCCACAATAACATTTACATAGCCATTAGTTCCTATGGAGAAAACATCCATTACACCACTACTATCCGAAAGCCCAACAAAAATTGAAGCATAAGAAGGATAATATGCGGACCCTGAAAAAAGCTGCCAAGTTGCTGTCCCTCCATTTGACTTGCAAGTGGCACTTCCTCTCAGATGGACAAACCCCATAGGATCTTTTAGATAATAGGCTGCATATCCTGTCCAGTCGCCAGGTATAGATAATGCATACCATGTTCCAACTGCCTGAGTATAGGAACCAGTAACCGTCCCGGACAGTACAGGGCTTGGAACGCTTGCTCCGGACGCCAAGGCATTAGCTGTGGTTGCTGTTATTGCATTTCCTGTTATATTCGTAACCGTTCCACCACTTGCACCAGCAGCAGCATGAGTATGGTTAGCATTGAGAAAACTGGCAATCGTCGGAACTGACAAACTATTTGGTTGGTCAAATCTTTTCCAATTACTACCATCACAAACTATACACAGGGATTGACCAGGATATAAAATAAAAGGAGAAGCAGACCCATTAATTGTTTCAGAACTGTAAGCATCATAAGTAATATTTCCTGCCCCAATATTTATAACGATCAAACTTCTACCAGCTCCAAACAAAGCAGCAATTGGACCTGTAATAGTAAAAGTTCCATCAGGTAAAACAATATCATCCCCAACTAACACAGTATAAGTACCGGTTGGACTGGCTACGGTTTTATTTCCAATCATTGCGTAAGAAACAGCCCCATCTCCAAAACTTGCTCTTCTCGGACCCACAATAGAATGAGACGCATAACGAAAAGCAGCAGCATTAGCCCCAACAACTGCATCTCTTGTAACAACGGTAGTATCAGGAGCACCATAACTTGAAGAAGCAACTTCGGTATAATAAGCACCACCAACCTGATTAATTTTTAATCTGCGAGTAGCATAGTAAACTGTAGTGTAATCAGCTCCTTTTGCTTTAAAACTTGTAGTAGAAACATACCCTGATGCAATGGTTAAATCATACCATTGACTTGGGTTTAAAGTAGTTGCTGCTTTTAAAGTGCCATCTTCATTTAATTGAGCATCAAGTCGAGCATCAAGTGAGGTATGACTTCCTCTGGAAGCTATAATTTCCAATCCTAATCCAATATTAGCTACAGCCACTTCTGCCCAAGCACCAGCAGAAGTATAAATGAATAGTTTATCATTTGCTGTATCTTCCCAAAGTTGTCCAGCAACAGGAGTAGCAGGCGCAACAGCTCCACTAAAACTTGATCTAATAGCTTGGTCATGGTCTCTAATAATCTGGTACAATTGACTTAATTTAGTTGTACCAGAAATAGGCTTGAGAATATCAAATACTTGCGACATGATCTTCCTCCCTTGTTAATATCCGTGAATTTGTATGTTTACTTTTCCAGCAGCGCTACTAATTCTGCCCTGACCAACAATATCTTTTAATTCAATTTGAAAAAATGAAGAATTTACTCTTGAAATAACAGGAACTACGGAAACAAAAGCAGCTAAAGACGTACCGTATGTAATAGTAGCTTGTACTGATGGATTTGGACAAGTCATAGTAACACCATAAGTGCTATACTGAATAACTGCACCTGTGGCATTAGTAATGTCAAATGCTTTAATATCAAATAAAATATCCTCCATGTCAGCCATAGCTCTTAAATGAGACAATTCAACAGCTGTGTCATAATTGTCTGCAACAACTATATGCCTTGCCCTCATATATCTAAAAGTTTCCTGTACAGGAGTTATATATCTGGTAAAATTACCTGTAGCTGGAGTAGTATTTGAAAAAGAATAATAAAGATAAGAGGCTGCTGTTGTAGTAATGTGCAAATCTGTATCATTAGGGAAATCTGTATCAAGACGATCAGGAAAAGACATATCCGTAGCATCTTCTAAAGTAGCTTCTAATTCTTGATCTAATCTTATTGTTGCTTTAACTGGAGCTGATGCTATCTCTAAATCTTTAGTTTCGTAGGTGGCCAAAACATTTGGATCATTAGTAAAATCCCGCCAGTATCCAGGTGCTCCAACAGAACCTGTAGCTACACTCCAATCAAAATGATCTGTATGCCAAACATAATTATATTTAAGTTGACCGCTATTATTATAATCCGTTACTTTGTCTGTTGGTCCATAAACAAAATTAAGAGTATCTTCTATTCCAGTAACGGAAACATCAATAGAAGTTGGAATAGTAGAGTAATTCCCACTGGTATCAATTGCTTTAATCCAAAATCTATAAGTGCCATTAAAAGGCGCAGGGTAGTCATATCTATTAGCTGATTGAATATCAATTATTTGAAGAGAAGTAGCAAAATCCATCCCCTGTCTAATTTCATATCCCCAAAGATCAGCATCTTCAATATGATCCCAAGTAAAAACTAAAATTTTGCCTGATTGAGATGCTCTAAAATCAACTACATTAGAAGGAGGATCAGCTTTTCCTAAAGTCCAAATTTCTTCGATTGGAGATGAATCAGGTCGCCCTTTTCTACCAGCCGTGTTTACAGTTACAATTGAAACCTCATAATACGCATTTACTATTACATCTAGAATTCTAAACTTTTCTGTATTAGTTCGGCCCCCAAATACCCAATTTGGAGGGTAAAGACCCCCTGAAGAACTCCCCTTTTGTCGATAATATATTTCTGCCTCAGAATACAAAGAGTTGTTTGGTCTATTGAAATAAACATCAATACAATCAATAATAGATCCATCTTGGTTCTTGATTAATATTTCATCCAACAAAACATCAGTTACTGGTGGGAAGGCATTTAATGAAGAATAATTTGGGGTTGGAATAGGGGGGGTATCAGCATCTATATTGTAAATGGATGAATTATATTCTTGTGCTACAATATTAAAAGTTTCATCTCCATTATTTTTAATTTCAAGCACTCTAAATGGTTTATATACTAACAAACCTTCTGTTTTACCAAAAGCAAATGGATCATATAAAACTGGAACAGGACTAAATGTTCCATTTAACGTGTAGGTTGCCCCCGTAGCCGGATTATTTGAAAAGGCTATGGAATAAGTAGTTAAAGTATCATCACTACTTCTTACAGCTAACTGATAATTAGTTCCCGTAAGTATTTCAACTTCTCTATCTAATTCTATGACAGAATTGGTTGCAGAAACTATTCTACCACCATACCCCCATTGTGGTAATTCACTTTGCACGCCAACAACATCTCCTACCTCACAATTTAACGCATCCTGTCCGACATTAAATTGAACTTCTACCGTAACGTAGGCATTATAATAAATATCTAACATTGCTCTACGCCATGCTTGAGATGGAACTGTAATTCCAAAAAGACTCATTGTTTCTTCACGAGAAGTGTCAATCTGGTAGACAACATTAAGAGTTTCAGGCTCCCAATCATTCTCTTGATTAACAAAATCAACTTGCAGAGCATAAGCTCTATCTGCTATTGATGTATAAGTTTCCTCCAATGAATCTTGTATTATATTGGCCGTTGTGAACATTTGAGTCAGGCTGGTAATTTTATCTAAAATAACTTTGTATTTAGAAGTTCCACTTGGGGGTATCAACCAAGCTCTAGCATTTTCAGCCACAGATTGAGCAGCGTCCCATATATTTGTCATTGATTCAAAAATACCGTTGAAAGTACATCTCTTTTCATTACCAGACTGTTCTGGCGTATAATAAGCTGGTGAATCAACTATTTCATTACAATGGTAAGCCCAATCAATAAATGATTGAATGTCTATCTCTGAAGGATCAATACCATCATATCTTGCAAGAGTGAATGTAGAAGGAATCCACCCATAAACTCCACCACCAAGATCCCCCCAAGAATAACTTGCATTGTCCCATATTGGCTGAGTTAGAATATCAAAACAAACCCAAGCAGGATTATCAGACCATTCTAAAGTATAAGAAGTCGGGGTAGTGTAAACACTAACTTTTCTTCCCTTTACAACTGTAGATATATCAAGAGAACCATTTAAAGATTCCGTGGCTGTTTCCATAATAGCTACAAGAGCTATTCCATTATAAGCAAAATCATCTCTCGATCCTACACCAATATTTTCAACAACTAAACTATTTTCTGCTACAGATTTATCAGTTGGATCAGAATGAATATCACTTGATTTTTTATCACTTGTCATCTTTTCAATTAGAACTTCATAAGTAACATCAGCTAAAGGATCAAAATAATGTCCCCAGTTATCTAAATATAAACGAATGTAATATCTGGTTATGACTCTTCTATTGGCGTGAATAAATCCACCATAAATTAGTTTGTAATCTCCCCCAACAGGTCTAATTGATACTCTAACATGACAGCCCTCGTCTGCTAAATCACTACTTGAATTTGCTTGACTATACAAACCACTTGGAAATTTTAAATAAATCCAAGCATCGTCATAACCAGACATATCCAAAGAAACGACGACAGGATCACCAGCATTAACAACCGTATCATTCATAGAAATAGTACGATAAGCGTCATTCCAATTTGAAAGTATAGGTTGGTTATTCCACCCATAGCGATAATCAATATTGACTTGATCAGGAATATTCCAAGGGGTTTCCCCATTTACAGAAAGAGAAACAAATGATTCTATCGGACCTTTGCTAACAGCAACAACACACCCTATTTGCTGCTGAATAGCTGTGTTGTTGGAACCTCCAATATTACCTGTAATCACATTTCCCTTAGTCTTCATTGTGCCATAAAGATAAGGAATGGTTAATCCTGCCTCCATTGTGGTTAAAGGTGTCCAACTAAATGTTTGTGGTTCTTTCACTTCAGGATGAAGTGGTGCATCGGCTTTACGAGGTCGAGGATTTGGACCAGCAGTTGCTTTTCGTATTGAAAACCTTGGACTACCTGTTCTGGTATTAAATGCTTTAGATAGCCCACTATAAATAGTTGTAAGAGCTCCCTTTTTTGGAAGCACTGTTGACTTAGGTTGATTCCCTGATCTAACAAGGTCTTCGTAGGCAAACAAAGCCGTCATACTCTGGGCCTTGTTAGCTTCCAAAATTTTATCAATTAATTCTGTAATGGAACTCATTACACCCTCTTTGTAAAAAGAAAAGCTATAGTTTTATTAAAAATACCAGGAAAACCACCGAAATTTGTTTGGTTGCCATATTGTCTACATTGATCGAGACTTCTATTACAGGTAGACGCTGGATGGGAAGCTCTACACTCTGAACCTTTAAAATATTTGTATCTACAAGTTGTACCATAGTATCTATCAGGAGGAAATTTTCTATCTATCGGACTATACAAACTACACGTCATTTCAACTGAATTACTATTGCAGGTAGCTTGTAGTATAGTAAAATTCCATGTTAATGCTGAATAATCTGCGCTTAAATTATTTGTATTTACTACCATTAAAGTTACTTTGGTATCTACACCTCCACCAGTAACGATTAACATTTCCTCAAATGCACGAGATTGATTAGCAGCAATTATTTTACACTCAGGAATAGATGCTTCTAAATTTGAATTAGGTAGTTGCACCTCAATGTCAAAAGCCGTATAAACCTGTCCTAAATAAGTCACATCTGATAAATTACCAGCTAACCAAACACTACCAACAGGTCCGGCAAAAGCAAAGTGAACTAACGGAATCCAAGGATAAGGAGAAGATAACTTATTCTTTTCAATTATGAGAGCTGAAGAAAGATTTTTCATATTTGTTCAAGAGAAAAAGAAATGTCCCATCTATCAATTAAATGATGAGAACAAATAGGGGGAACAGCAAATCGAACTGAATATGAAAGTGTATCAACAGGATTAACCCATGTAAAAGAATCAGCGCCTCCATTTACCGTGTTTAAAAATGTTATAAGCGTGTTTTTGTTTGTATTGGAAAGGTTTAAATAACTAATCTTCCAAGTTTTTCTAATTCTTGTGTATCTTGCTCTTGTTTGAACATACCCACCATCAAATTTTGAACGAATTGTAGAATCCTCTAATTGTTCAACAAGTGGGTAACTTGGCGGAATATCAACACCATTTTCAGTAAAAGTTGGAAAATTTGCCATTTGTTTCCCCTATCCAAAACTTAAAGCCGAACGAAGACGCCCGTTTGCGTGAATATCTTTTAATAACACATCAATAATGTACTCATCATTAGTAATTCTTGACACTCCTGCAGATTGAACACCAGCACCAGACTGATTATTTACAATTACATTTATTCGTGGGAGTATTGCAGGCATATTTATTACTTGATTATAACCACCACTATTTCCTTTTACTTTGTCTATAAATTCTACATCTTTTTTACTCAAAACGTATTCACCCCTTTGAGCTATAATTGGAACTTCGTCTGCTCCAATTCCGCCCCCCCAAGGATGGTATTTTAAAAATCCACCTTTATGAAAACTTCCAACAAAACCACCTTTATGCCATTGTTCCGGTAAAGGACCGGAATTAGGATTTTCACCTTCAACGAATGTTGTTGTTATTGTGATCGTTTTGTCAGTTGGTAAATTTTCTATATCAATTCCAATTTGAGCTAAAATTTCCCTGAATTTTTCTAACCCAGGAATAAGAGTAAGGATAGAAAGTCCGTTTTGTTCTATTGCACCTTTCATTACTTCAAGTAAAGCGGTAAACGGACCAACTTCGACATTTGTTAAACCCCCATCAAGCAATCCAAAAGCAGTAGCTAAATCAGCGGTAAGTA